CTAAATCAACCGCGTCTTCCAAAGACCCATGCGTGAGAACGCTTGTGCCAAAGTCAAGAACCACACAATCTGTTTTAACAACACCTGGGAACTCTTCTGGGTCAATCGTGCGTAGCCCACGACCAATCATCTGAACCATCGTACCCTTTTGTGAGCATGGCCTTGTGAGAACGATGCAAGATACAGGGGGAGCGTCAAAGCCCTCAGTCAATACCGAAACGTTCACAACTACTTCAAGATCACCATAAGCAAGATCATGTAATGTTTCGGCTCTTTCATCTTTTGGTGTGTCGCCAGTTACAAGCTTTGCATCAACATCGTACTCTACAAAAGACTCTAATAAATCTTCCGCATGTTTAATTGTGCTACAAAACACAACGGTCTTACGACCATCCGCATGATCCATCCATTCCGTCACAACTTTATCGTTAATGACTTTGTGGTTCATAATGGCTTCAACTTGCTCCATGTCAAAGTCGTTACCCTTACGAGATACGTTGTTAAGCTGATCCCCCACACCACAATCAATCACATATGATTTAGGTGGCACTAGAAATCCTTCACGAATTAATGTTGTGATTTCAATCTGATGTGAGCAATTATTGAAAACGCTGCGTAGCCCTTTGCCATCGCCACGATTTGGTGTCGCGGTAAAGCCAACAATCTCTGCGTCTGGATTGTCTTCTTTCACTGCGTTAATAACTTTTAAATATGTATCGGCTGCTGCATGGTGACTTTCATCCACCACAATCATGTCAAATTTTGGACGATCTCTTAGGTTTCTCTCGCGTGAGATTGTCTGCACCATCGAGAAGATTGTATTACCGTCCCAATTTTTGACTGTGCCGTTTACGATGCTTGTTGTGATGTATGGGTTGATACGCTCAAACTTGGACTTGTTTTGATCTACAAGTTCATCTCGGTGTTGCATCACCAAAATCTTTTTACCGTCTTTGTAACGTTCACCTACGAGCGCGGAGAGCATAATCGTCTTACCTGCTCCAGTAGGTGCTACAACAATTGTATTACCGTGTTTGTCTAATGCTTTACATGCATCACTAACAGCGGCCTCCTGATAGGGGCGCAATAACATGTTGGGAACTCCATTGATCTAGAAAAGAGGGGGAGTATTTGGCCCACCGCTCCCCTTCGGTGGTCTAGCAGGTGGAATAAACCTGTGCCGCTAGCTATCGTTGCGCCCAACTCGGTACTGCACCACTTGCTACGGTCTGTGACTGTTGCTGTGGTTGTGCCAATTGCTGCGCTGCGGCAGGTGTCTGAGACATTGGCACTTGACCAGAAGGGATAAAGTCCTTTTGGTTAGGTGTAATGGCTGCGATCAACTTATTCTGATCCGAATAACCATTAGTACCTTTCTTGATGCCGACCTTAGCGCAAATCTCCATACCATTCAAGTCATTTACGCCTTGAATCTGTCTACGAGCTTGTGCTTCGGGCGAAACATCAGTTGGAACAATGTTAAATGCGCTCTCAATAATTGTTCTGAGCGTTGATAAACCAATCTCTTTAGCTTGTGGAATACCACTGTTGCCAAGCTTATCACCATCAACAAAAATTTTATCCCAGAACTTACGCTTATCGTGTTCACCGCCAATGACAGTAAACTCTAACTCCATCCATTTTGCTTTGGTGGCCTGTGAAGCCTTGAACCAATGACCTGCTCCAAACTCTGGAATCTCCATGTCACCAAGCTTCACTGAAATTACCGCACGGCACACTGTACCAGCTGGGATTAATGTACGCTCCATCTGTGGAGCTTCTGATACGTTTGCATTGTTTAAATTAAGCATTTACTACTTCTCCTTCTCTAGAATGTTGAGTGTTTGGGTCTACAAAATTAAGCGGTGTTTCCGCCTGTGGTACGCCCACACTCATTTTATTTAATAATTTGCCAAGATGTGGCTCTTCAAGTGTATCAAGCCTACCAGAACGATCCTTTGCAGGATAGCCCCACTCGTTTAAAGCACCGCAGATGAAGGCACGATATGGGCCGTTGTCTCCCGCCATCACAGCCATCGTAATCACTTCATCCACGATCCCCGGTAGTTCTCTGCCAGTTTTAGACCCTTCAATCTGTAACGCATATTGCTTGCGTCCATAATCATCGGTTAATTCATCTAAAATACCAACAAAGACCACATTCTTTGAGCGAATGTGTTGTAGCTGTGTAAGCCACCCCATCATTTCTCGCCCATGCAAACCATACGCTGCACGAGTATCAAGTTTGCCTGTTCTATCTGATCTTGAATCGGGCTGCTGCGTACACCATTGAAAACACAATCGCCCGGCAACTGTAATAGAATCAATGAACAGAGTTTCATACTTACTAATCGTCTGTTGTGGATCACCAAAATACTGACACACTAATTGATAGTGCGCCTCACTATATGGACTATGCTCGTCCAAAGAAGGGTTTGGCCCTCCTAAATAACACGCAAAGTCACGACAATCTGTCCATGTTTTGGGGCGGATTACATCAATCTCATATCCTTCAATCGCTGCATCCCCCGCTTCCAAATCCATAAACAGTGTAGAGTGTGGCTCAAGGGTTCGAGCCAAGGTTGTTTTGCCAACACCGCTTGCACCGCAAATCACGATCTTGTGACCACGCTTTTCTGCAAGACGCTGTTCAGCAGATATAATTTGTAAACTCATATTAATTATCCACTTCCACTGTAAATCCACCAACTTCAACGCTACGGCAAGGTTCAAGTAACGATTTGATAGCGGGTGGTGCTGTTGTATACTTACGCTCTTCAACTGTAAGCGTAAGCTTTCCATAGTGCCGTGCATCTTCTGGAGCCATTGCCTCCAACACACTGCCTAATTCATCCTGGTCCCACACGACCTTTTTAGTAATCTTAGCTTTAAGCTTTTGATTACCTGCGATCATATGTGTGGTGCCAAAATCTTTACCGTCTGCGCGTAACGCATCACGAGCCTGGGTATAAAAAGTGTCTTTGATTTGCTCTTCGAGATCTTTAAGTTCACTCTTTAGCGAATTAATATGCGCTTTGAGTTCATCTCTTTCACTGAGCAGTTTTGTACTGTCCATAATAATATTCCTTTAATTCTAGAACCCTAAACTTAGGAATTAAAAGAATATCTGTCAACTATTTTTTTTTGGAAAGATAAATATCAATGTTATGAACAGCTTTCATAAGCTTCTTTTTTAGTTTAAATTCAGGGGTTTCCACACCTTTTGCATCTTCAACAATATGTTCCCAAACACCGTCTTTATCTTCTCTGTCATATTTAAAATCGGCTATGTATGTGCAAATCTTTTGTCCGTTTATTGAGATTATGAACTTTGGCTGTAGTTCTAAATTCTTTACTCGATCTGCTTTTTCTAAAGACTTTAGATAAAGATAACGTTGTGATTCCCATTTAGAATCAAACTTTATTCCGTCAACCACAGTTTTCTTGTTGCCATACTTGGGTCTTGACCTTTTTGTTTTGGGATTATATGTTAAGTTTAAGTACATTATGGGAGTTATACTAATGGCTAAATCACCTAAATACAAGTCTATAGGTGTTAATACAGATACTTACGAAAAGGTTGTGCATATGGCACATGTAGAGCGCCGAAACATTTCAACACAACTAGCGATTCTAGTTGATGAAGCATATGACAAAATGAATTTGAAAAAATCAAATCAACCTCCTTATCGCACACGAAAAAGAGCTACAGCAATTGTTGGCGGTTTATCCGCAGTTGTAGATAATTAAAGAAGACCTGCGCTACCAAGACCGCCTAACAGTGTTGCCGCAACTGCGGGGTTTTCTTTTGCCCTTTGTCTAATATTCGCTTTTCTAATGGCGTCTTGTCTTATTTGTTCTATCGGGCTTAACGGTTTAGTGGGTACTCTTCTTGTTGGCTCTTGAGGAATAGGAATTGAACTAAAATCAACAGCGGGAGAAGTTACAACTGGAACATTTGTTCGGGGTCTTTCTGCTTGTTGAAAAGATCCCAACTCAACTCCTCTAGGAAGTGATTGACGAATAGCTCTAGTTCCTTGACTTGCTGCTCTTAATCCACCGCTTAAAATCTTACCTGCTTTTGATGCAGATCCGCCAATGTCAAGACCTTCATCAACCATAGATTGATTAAGAGCGCCTAACATTGCTCTTGCTTGTGCTTTAGGGTCATTCCCTGCTGCCCTTCTAGCCGCTAAAAAGGCTTTTGCCGCTTCAGGTGTCGATACAGCATTAGAAATAATTTTAGCTCTACCAACAGTTGTGAGTGTGTTTATTGGATGTTTAAAAAAGTTTGCCCAAACAGAACCTGCTGCAATTGAACCTTCTTTACCTACATCACCTAAATCTACTAAATCATCAGCAAACCCTTGTATAGCTGCCTCTGTATCTTCACCTAATATTTGTTTTAAAGTTCCTCTTTTATATTTTTTAAGAACCTCTTTTAATGCACCTGCTTTTTTGGAGTTGGAAAACACTTGGTCATCAACAACAGATAAAATATCTTGCAGAACAACATTCTTCATGTTTTGTTTAACTTCTGGGTTATCATCAAAGAAGCGCATTATTTTTATAACTTCGTTCTGACTAAGGTTCGGTTGCGTTAATGCTTGCGCAATAGCATCAAAAGTTTCATACTCATTATCTTTTAATTTTTTAAGAATTGTTCTTTTGTTTGCGTTATTTAAATTAACTTGAGCGTCTAAAAGATCTTTCATTCCTAAAGCTATTGGACTAGTGCCATTTAAATCTAATATTTTATCTACTTCATTCTTTGTAATATTTTCTTTTGCGCTTGTAATTGATATTTCATTAGCAAGTTCATTAATTTTTTTCCAATCTTTTCCAAACAGTTTTGGTCCTGTCGTACCAAGACTTCTAACTCTGTTGGCAAAAGTTCTTCCATTAAATTTATCAGGATTTAATTCATCAATTTGACCTTTTTGCAAAGCGTCTTTTAAAAAACTACGAGCAAATGCATCTTTTAATTCTTGAGGATTATCTGCTGCTTTTAAAACTGCCTCTAATGTTTCAGGAGAATCTCCTTTAATAACATTGTCAACAAATCTATCAGATATGGCTTTAGGCTCGTAACCATCTAATCTTTGTAGATCACGAACAGACCTAATTAATCTTAATTGGGCAAGTTTTTCAAATCTTTGAATGCCCTCTCTATAATTAGCCATCGCTATTTTTCTTTTTTTAGCTGCTAATTTTAAATTTTGTAAATCTGCTGTGCCTCTTAAAGCATTTGGATCAATCATATTTTCAATTAATCTGGTGTCCATCATGTCATCTATTGTGCCACGAAGAGACTCTAAAACACCAAAAGCTTTTGTAGAAACATTACCACCGAAATATAAACTATCATTTATACTTTTTCTTAAATTAGATAAATCTCTAAATGTTGCGCCTTCTGCGTTTGTGGTTTTTAAAAATTTATCTATTTCTGTTGCTGCGGGATCAGCTAAGTTTCTCATTTCTCTCATGTAATCATCAAGTGGGGATCTCAAACCACTTACATTAAAAAGAGGTATTTTATCTCCACTAATTGGAACACGTTTACCTGTTTCTGGATCTAATACTTTTTGTTTACTTTTT